TATTTCAGTCTGTACTTCCACAGGCACTGGTCTATGATGTCACTCTTAGAGGCACTAATACTATTTATGAACATGGAATCTGATTCTTATATTAGAAAATATTGTATGGAGAGGTTCCAGTCTAATTATAGACTTTCAAGTGACGATACCGAACTAGTAGTTCCTTCAATATTCATTGATAATGACTACAAGCGCCACATGTCTATTAACATTGAGACTGGCCTTTGGAGATGCTTTAAGACTGGTGAGGTAGGTAACTTTCTTAAGCTATATGCCATTCTAGAGAAGTGCAGCTACCGTGAGGCTTATGAGAAGTTTGTTTTTGAAGACTTCATGGCAGGTTACAAGGGTCGGCGTCCCGTCGAGGAGTTTGACCCTAACCAAATTGATTCTGACCTTGATGAGGCTGATAACTTTAGGATTGTTGAGGATCACCCTTTTGTACAGTCTCGTGGGGTTGGTCAGTTTAAGTTCTATGTTGCCACCAGCGGTAAGTATCGAGGCAGACTAATAATCCCATTTATTAACCGTAACGGTAAGTTATTCTACTTTCAAGGACGGGCTCTTGGTAATGAACAACCTAAGTATCTCAACTGTAAGAACCTAAAGAGTTCACAGGTTCTATACCCGTTTGATTATGGGTCTCAAGAGCCTCTGTACGTCACTGAGGGCGTCTTTGATTGTCTTAGTCTACAAGCAGTGGGCTTAAATGCTACGACCACTCTAAGCTGCTTTACGAGTCGTGAACAGATGCTGCAACTTAGTCAGTATGCCGGTCCTCTGGTATGTGCCTTTGATAGCGATGGCCCAGGAATTACAGGACGTAAGAAGTTCATGGATCTAGCACACTGGATCCGCAGAGATGATTTACATACCGTCGTGCCTCCTGAGCCCTTCAAAGATTGGAATGAGATTCTTATCAAGAAGGGCGGTAAATTTCTTAAAGAGGAAGCTAAGAAAACTAGTAAGCTAGATGAACTACACCTAGCCTACCTAGCGTATGATAAAGGCCATATCATTTGATATGATGGTTTGATTTAAAGCGTTAAACTTTAATCTAGCAACGTAGGTCCCTGTCATCGACCCTAGAGTACCGTCTAGTAGTTTAGGGTGAGTCTTAAGAGATTCGGTGTCAAAAGTGAATACGACTGTGTCCTCTGAAGTGGTATCAACCAATGCAGAAGTGTTAGAGTATCCAGACACTTCAACTCTTGCATCTAGGTTTCTATCTTGATTTTTCTTGTAAATTTCAATGGCTGGTTGCGTTACCAAAGATTGCTTAAATAAGTTTACAATACTACGATCAATATTAGCGTTCTCAAGGGTGAACTCGTTTGTGAACTTAAGATCGACTTTGGAACCTAGCACCAAGTGATTATTCTCTAATCTGGTAGCGACACGAAACAGCAAAGGCTCTGTAACACCAAAGAACCTGTCCTCAGTTAGAGTGAACTCATTTATGATCGTATCGAGATCAGAGCCTGCAACTCTCTTTACTGTCCAAACGTCAATGTAGTCTCCCGTAGAGGAAACTCTATTAATTATTGTGTTTGTCCCTGAAAGGTTAAATATACCACTTGGAACCACAGCGGGAGAGTTTAACACACATGCAAACTTACCCGTATCTAACTTGTAGATGCCGGATGCAGCACCAACTACGTCAGGAGTGTAATTACTTGCGTCGAAGGATGAAGCAGTAGTAGCTGCTTCATCGTTAGAGAAGTGCATAAGGATGCTAGCACTAGTGCTAATCTCACCATCCGAGCCTATTACGGAGCTAGGATTCTGATTATCCGAAGCAGCGAAAATAGATACTCCACTAATCGAGTGAGGATCCACATACTGCCCGTCGTTGATAAAGTATAGAATCAAGGCAGTCGGACCCTCGACTGTGGGTCTTTCGTGTCGTGTTGTAACTTCTTTTTCGTTAATTTTCATGCTAACCCTCCAGCTTCTTTATCTCTTCAGTGTAAAAACTAATGAAAGCCAATCTTTCTTTTTGATTCATGGCTTTTACATCTGAGTATGATAAGCCTACCTTATTTACTAATATATACGCTTGATAAAGAAGATCCTCTGGGGATAAACTGTTGGTTAGCTCACTGAAAAAAAACTGACATCCATCGGGATTGCCATCGTCTCCGTGTAATTACATTCTGGACACTCAAATATAAATCTGGGATTTACCCCATACTCAGCCTTGTTAATCTCGCTTACAAGCTTTTTGACATCCATAATGTGCATACGCTTAAGAGCCTTTGAGATAAACACGGGATCCTCAATTCCGTTTATGGACACTACAAATCTATAAAGATTTTGATACAAACTGTCAGAATCCTTTAAGAAAATCTCTTCGCGACTTCTAGGAAATCTTACTTGTACTTTAGCCTTTAACTTGGGAAGCTCAATCTCTCGGGGATCCTCAAAGTCCTCAGGGATTTGAGTCATATTGAGATGCTCAGAAAGAGTTAGGGATGTCTTAATTTCAGAGCCACATCCAGGACATGTAATGTTAAACTCATAATTATCGCCATAAGAAGTTTCCCTTACCTTCATCAAGAGGTACATCTTGTCCATAGCTAATAAATCGTCAACATTTACTCCCTTCAAAGACTTTTCAAGAAGCTTGGAGACAATATCAGCATTGCCATCCTTTGAGTTCAGTATCTTTTGTTCGTCTAAGAAGGTAAGAGCTTGAACCTCGACTCCCTTAAAGCCTTGATAAAATTTACCTCTAGATGGTAATTCAGTGATGGAGAGACCTTCGTCATTCATCCCTTCAAATAAGCTACTTAAAGCGTCTTCTCTGGGATCTCCGGTATTTCCTGTAATCTGTTTGTTTTTTGACATATCAACCTTTATGCTATAATTACTATTATAGTATATGAAAATATCTTTAGGCAATTTAACATCTACTCTGGAGACGGATAATCCTGATTTAATCCTTAACCTGAGAGATAAGTATTCCTTCCCAGTCCCTGGTCACGAATATTCTAAGGCTTACAAACAAAGAAGGTGGGATGGTAAAAAGAGGTATTTCTCTAGCAAAGGAAAGTTTAGAACTGGTCTTTTGGGTAGAATTCTTAAAGATCTTAGGCAGGTAGGAGTTAAGGATATTGAATGGGAAAACAAACCAGAGGCTGAAGAGTTTTTTTTACCTGAGGTGGGTAACTTTGAATACAGAGAATATCAAGAAAAAGCCATATATGAATGTTTGAAAAGAAGAAGAGCAATTGTGGACAGTCCCACAGGTTCGGGAAAAACTCTGATAATGGCTGGGTGTCTGGCGGCTTTACAGTGGGGTGACAACCCTAAAGCTGTAGTGCTTTTTAGAGAAAAAGGAATTTTGAATCAGACTTATGAGTTTTTTAAAAAATGTGGTATAAAGAACTTGGGATACAATTCTGGAGAGGGGTTTCTGCATGGGCAAGTGATGTTGTCAACTGTTCAAAGCATCGAGAAGATAATTGATACACACTTGCAAGACACCCAGATTTTAATGGTCGATGAGGCTCACCAGTTCTGCAAAGGGGATACAACCATAGCCGCAATAGAAAGTTTTCCTAATGCTTCATATCGACTGGCTTTTACTGCAACACCGCCTAGGGAAAAGGCAAAGGATATCAACGCCCGTATGGTTTTAGAGGGAGCCTTTGGACCTGTGTACACCACTAGAACTGCTGAAGATCTGATCAAGGATGGATCTCTTGCAAAGCCTATTATTCAGATTGTAGATAACACCAACATATCACTGAATGATGCAGTGGAGGATGACCTGTCCTATATTGACATTTATGATTTATGTGTAGTTAACTGCGATCAGCGAAACGATAAGGTTAAAACAATTGTATCAAAGGTGTATCAATCTAATCCTAATGCTAAGATTTTAATTCTTGTAAAGAACTTGCAGCATATTGAGAATTTAAAAGAAAGAATTGACAATTGTTACACCATAGAGGGTAAAGATGATATCGATAGTAGGTATGATATAATTAATAAGTTTGTAAAAGAAGAAAAGCCTGCTACAATCATTGGAACAAACGTCATGCAAACTGGCATTAGCATAGATGAAATTACTCACATGATTAACGCTAGAGGTCTGTCGGGTGAGGTGCCAACGTTACAAGGGCTAGGCAGAGGTATTCGCAAAGCAGAGGGTAAGGACACTATGTATTTTTACGACTTTTACGATCGTGCTCCTTATTTAGAGAATCACTCTAAGCAGAGGATACAACACTATAAAAGATTAAAATTTGAGGTTCACAATGTCCGATTCTGAAGTAATAACTAAGCAAGCACAGGTTGATACAATCAACAAAATAACCAAGGATCAGCAAAATTTAATTGATTCTTGCGTCGATATTCTTAATCAGATGAAGAAAGACGGTAAGATTAATGAAACTACCGTTAGAGATCTAACTAGCCTAATCAGGCAATTGGATTCTCTAAGAGAACTATTTTACACCCGCTTGTTCAATTCCCTTAAGCGTGGTGATATGCTTCTAGGTTAGGCCGGATCAGGTATCAGAGTAACTCTAAACTGATCCACGGTAACTATTTGCGCTGCATCAGCCTGTTGAGCCTCAAGAGATAAAGCTAATGCAGTGCTCTCATCAGCGGTAACGCCATCATTTGTGATTTGACCGACTCGGTGTGTACCTGCCCAACTACCTCTACCAGCCGCCGAGCCTGAGCCTGTCGATTGTGTGAAATTAGCGGTTACTAACTGCTTATCAGTTTCCGTTTTTGATATCTGAATATGCATATTATACACAGTCATGTCTGAAAATGTGCCTTGAGATATATTGGAATTAAGTATATTGGTTCCACCTATCTTAAAGTTCCATCTAAGGTTTGAACCCTGTGCAAGCTGACGGCCTCTAATCCTAATATCGATGTCACCTATTGCGAGAGAGTTAGCAGGTAGAGTAAAAGATACAAGCTCTGCAAGGCTGGTAGAGTTAGACGATGCTACCGG